CCAGAGCTAACCTTAAACTCACCATTAGGGAACTGGTTGGCGTGGTTCTTATTAGGGTTAAAGGGCCCTATACCATAACTCCTGTAGCAGTCATTGTAAGACTTACCACTATCACCAAGAGTCTCCAAGTTATCAACCTGATGGTTGCCGTCACCCTCTAGTACACAGCCATTCTCATCAAATAAGAGTTCATAGTTCTGGTCTTGTAAGTACTCCTTAGCTATGTTCATTGTAGTGTTTTGAGACATGGGGTGTATCTTACCATCCTCACCAACCCAAGATACCCTAACAAAGCTAACGAAGTCTGGAGGTAGTGTAACCTGAAGGGAGGGGCTAAGTTCTAATTCTATAGCCTTAATCTCCCTTGTGACATCGAAGTACATCTCCCTGAATGCTCTACGTGCTTGGTATAGTATCTTGTATCTAGGTATGTTAGATGAGTAGTCATCATCCTGCCCAGACATTATGTAATTGTTTACGATATCTTCTAAGGTAATGTATTGGTAGTTACCAAAATTAGAAGGGTCTCCTTGGTAATAATCTGCACTAGCCATTATCCATTATCTTTTAAGTTCATCTTATCCTTTAGTGTCTCTGCAATCTGTACAACCTCACCCTCCCTTAAATTAATACTGAAGTATGATAATAGTCTAAGTACAATATTAGTAAACTCTGAGTCGTGTAGTTCTACATCTTGAAAACTTACATCTGAAGGGTTAAACACCTCCCCACCACTAGGTAGTACAAAGTATGTCCAGTTAGGCATCTTAGGGGTTCTTATGTACCTCAGGTCTATCGAACTAATAGCGGCGGGGTACACCCTTAAACTTATAGCGTAATTCTCATAAACTGGGTATAACACTGTCGGAGCCACTTCTGTACCCAACATCCTGATAATACTGTTTCTTTCAACCTCATCCAAAATCTTACCCGCAGTTGTGGATACTCCATCATGCTCAATGAAATATAAATCCTCTGGTAGTCCAATACTGGAAAAGGGGGCGTTACCTGATATAGAAGCTGGTATTGTAGATGTTTCTGCAAACTTTGTAATCCTCTGCCTCTGATTAAAGGACAGGTGGGAGTACCCTCTGTTTGTTAAACCTCTATTCTCCCTATTCTTGTCTGCATTCTCATCCTCGAAGTATGAACGGAATATCTCTTGCTGTACGTTATTAAGCATAAGGTTGTATTCAGTGGGTGAGACATACCCCTGATTCTCCTTGTTTATGATTGTTAATAACGTCTTGTAAATTAAGTCTATCATAGCGACAAAGATACTAAAAAATTAATTACAAAGAAAAACCCCACAACGTTATGCTGCAGGGTTCTTTTGATTATTTACCCTTCTTCTTCTTGGGCTTCACAAGGGAGGTAGACCTACTGGGTTTACCCGATTTAATTCTTTTCTCGTGCCTACTCTTAGTTATTGAATCTCTTTTTCTAGTCCTTTCGACTACTAGAGAGTCTTTTTTAGATTTCCTCTTAACAGCGTTAGCCATTAAACAGTCTTTTAAAGCTTTCCCTTTTAACCCTTTGCAGTTTGCCATTTGTGCTTAATTTTAATTAAAACTTTTTAATTATTTATTATTGTACTAGCTTCGGTTTTTAATCTCCTCCGCTACTAGCATTCCCTCATCTGTACTTAGGAAGTCTGTGAAGTACTCTGTAAGCTCTACACCTCTTGGGGCACTAGCAATTAGAGAACCATCACTAACCCATAGCATTGACTTCTTATTCGTAGCTTTCTTAATAACCTGCTCTGATAAAGCTCTTAATACGAAGTACTTTCTACTTACGTAGTCATCCTCAAATATAGATACATTACCGTGGTCATCTACAAAGTAGTTAGGGTCTAAATCTATCTGCTGGTATATACGCCTTTTAAGGGACTTAATACCCATCTCTGATGCCTTGGCTACAGAGTTCTCTAAAACAGCCACTAGAGACTCTAATGCGTACTCTCCACCATCTTCTTTAGCTTTACTACGTACTGCATTGTAGATATCAACTCTTAACTCATCAAGCTCTAAAGACTCCTCTGCCTCCTGCTCTTCGTCAATCATTTCAAATAATGAACCACCATTACTAATATTACTTGGGTGATTAGCTAGGAAGTTTTGAGTAACCTGCTCCTCTGGCCCAACTGTAAGGTAACCACCTACAAATATAATAGGTACTACCTTGGCCCTCTCTGTTTGCCTTACAACCTTGAAAAGTCCTTTCTCATCTTTTATTGAAGTCTCCTCCCCAATATCATCTGCGTAGATTGTAGGTTCTGAAGGGCAATGTCTTATTGGTCTTTTAAAACCTTTATCTTTATCAAATATTAATAGGTCTCTCCGTTTTCCTGTCTTGATAAAGTATGCTAACCCTGTTCTGTCATCTGTAAGTCTATAAGACCTCTCGATAAAATTCTTGTTCATTGTTTATTAAATTTAAATATTAAAATAAGGGGCCCAGTTATCCAGACCCCTTTGGTAATTATTATTCTGCCTATGCTCCTTCGAACAATACAAAGTTGTTAGCACCTGTAGTACATAACATCTTCTCAGATAAGTGGTGAACTTTCATTACATCCTCATCGTCAGTGTAAACACCTCCAACAGTTCCTGTAACCCAAGTCTTGTACTTTCTGTTCTCCTGTCCTGCAACACGATACT